CTCCTTGTAGAGCCTCAGGAGCTCCGGTGTGGCCTGCTGAAGAAGGCCAAGCTGAAGCGCTTGATACTTAGGCGCAAACTGGGCCTCGGCGGCGTACTTCTCTGGAGCCAGATCAATTTGGCTTCGGAGTGTATCCCGGGTTTCCTGGGCGTAATCCCTTGGAGCAGGTGCGCTAACTGATGTTCCCATGTTTTTTGTAGGCCATCTTGTAGATCGGCATACTGCCTTTCTTGTAGGTGACCAGTTTACCGTTTCTGTGACCGATGGCCGGGAGGATTGCGCTTTCCGGCCTGTCGTGAAAGAACTTAGCCGCCACCGCCATGGCAAACACCGCGCAATCCGCGGCGAATTGATGCCAGTACCAGTGGTCGCCATTGGGGTCGGAATGCTGCCACTCCCAGGCCTTAGGCTCTGGACCCATCTGACGCCAGCCTACAAGCACAGCAACCACCTGCTCGTCCTGTGTGGCAATCTTGAGCGTGCCTTGCTCCGCATGGAACATGACGTAGTCCTCGACGGCCTCGCGGGTCCAGCCTTTGAAGCTGTCCGGGAGCTTGTGCAGCAGGTAGTCTGTGGTCTGCGAGATCATTGCTCAGGATTGTTTGGGACAGTGTTCCACTGCTGCGGTTCTGGGGTCTGGATACCGTCTCCGGTCACTGTATCGAAAGCTCGGCTTGCCATCAAATAGGATGGACCAACCGTTGCACCTGGGAGTGCTTGAGTTAATACGAAAGGGCCGGTGTAGGTGTAATAAACAGCGGTGTTTGTGATCGGGTTGTTAATCGTGCCAGCGCCGTTTTGAACCACCTGAACTTTTAACGTGGTGGTGATTGGTATCGGCCTTTGATAGATATCTTGCGCTGTAAATAAAGTTGTCGACGGGTTGATGACATACTCATCATTCGCATTTGGATCTGTCTGAGTGTTGGCTGGGACAGTAAAAATGCATTGGACCGTGCCAGAAGTTGGCACTGACGCTCCAGTGGTGAACCAAGAGTCGTGCATTAGGCGTCAAAGTTGGCTATCTGCTTCGCGTATACGTTGGTGCCGATGCAGGCAAAGACAAACAAGTCGGCTTTGTTAGCTGCAGGGGTCAATGACGGGACCGGTGGCGATCCGCCCTGCCAACGAACCGTCTTACCTGTCGAAGTAAAGGCTGCTGTCAGGTTGCCGGCTGAACTCTGCTTCACCTTCACCAGCACGGTCTTGCCGTCGTCGTTGGCTCCAAAGAGGATGTCAGCGGTGACATTGGCTGTCGGTGTCAGGTTCCAAGTCAGACTGGTTGCTACGACGACTGATGGCGTAGCCGAGCTGCTGGTCTGCGGGGCTGTCGAGAGCTTGGCCGAGGTGACCGAGTTGTCCTTCAGGCGGATCGTGGTGCCGCTGGTCTCAATCGTTGTCTCGTCGGGCACCAACGAAAGCAGGGTCTTGGTTTGAGCTGCCGTCAGGTCGACCGGGGTCGCGCTGCTGCCGGTGTTGTTGCCCTTGATGGTGTTGGCCGCCATCGTCGCCAGCTTGGCGTTGGTGACAGCGTTGTCGGCGATCTTGCCGGTGGTAACCGCCAGATCTTGGATTGCTGCGGAATTTACTGAGTTGGCACCGATGGTCAGCGTGCCGCCGTCGATGGTGCCCGTGATGTTTACGGTGGGCGTACCAAGTAGGTTGAGTGTCGAAGCCGACAGTGTGGTTGTCGGGCTGATCGTGGTGCCTGGGGTGACGTTTACGAAGAGTGGCATGGTGGTTTAGACGTCGTTCTTGCCGTAGAGTCGGAATGCAATGCCGATGACCTTGGCGCTGTAGATGTCGAGCGAGCCCTGATCGGTGGTGATCAGCGGCTGCACAGAAGCCGAATGCTTGCGCAGTCGGGCCTTGTGGCTGAAGAACTGGTGCAGGCCGGCCTTCCATCCATTGTTGCCGCAGCGGAACTGGGTGGTCACCGAGTAGTCCTCGCGGTACGGAGCCAAGAAGTTGTCGCCGGTGTTGTTGGTGTTGTAGGTGCCGCTGCCGTAGGTGTAGTAGGCCGTGCGATCTTTGGTCTGGTCGGTGGCAACCGTGTAGAACTCATTCACACCGTCGAACTGCGCAGTGATGGAATAGCGGGTGTTCCAGTTGCCCAGCTCGAACTGGATGTCGGTCCACTGCTTGTGGTCGACGTTGTCCTCCCCGGTGTAGCCGCGGAAGCGAACCTCGGTGCTGATCTGGGTCAGCACGCCAGTGCGGTCGGCGTCCACAAGGCCGAGCGGGTCGAACTGGTGGATCAGGCCACTCTCATCGGCCCAGCAGAGCGTGTCGGTGCCTGCTACAATGACACGGCACCAGAACCGCGGAACGAGTAGAGAGCCCTCCCAGTAACCTTCCCAGGCCTTGTTCAGGAAGTTGTAGACCAGCGTGCGTTGGTTGGTGCCGTCACCGCCCTCGACCGGCACGCTTAGGATGTAGCGGTTGGAGAAGTAGGTCCCGCAGGCGTTGCTCCAGAAGGCCTGGTCGATGTCGTCGACGATGTTCTGGATCTGGTCGGACAATGGCACCACCACCGATTGGCTGATGCCAAACTCGGTCTGGCGCAGGCTGATGATGCCGCGCTGGGACAGGAAGATGACGTCGGAGCCCGTGCCTGCGATAGAGGCCTGAGACACGCAGCCGAACTCCCGAGTGATCTCGGTCAGGCGGGTGGTCGACAGGTCGCCGTAGAGGTTCTCCACGGCCAGCACCGAGCGTTCCTTGAAGACCAATAGCGTGGTCATGTTGAACGGGTACAGGGCCACCACCCGGTCATTGCTGCCGGTGTTGAGCTTGAACTCGTTCAGGATAGGCGAGTAGTGCAGCGGGTCCAGCACGTCGGAGACGGCCAGGTAATCGTTGCCGTAGAGCAGCAGCAGGCGGTTCTGGAAGTACAGGCCCTCGCGACCCGGGGGCACCGAGGAACCGGAAGCGCTCGAGCGCTTGATACTGCCGGTGATGTTGGAAGTAGTAATGTCCACCAGGGTCGAAGGCATGGCCACCGTGGCAGTGGGGGTCGTTGAATAGACGCCCGCATTGACGATGGTGACTGCGCTGACGATTCCGTTGGTGACTGTTGCAGTCAGGCTTGCGGCCACGCTGGATGTGCCAGAGACCGTGATCACCGGGGCCGAGAGGTAGCCGGAGCCCTGATTGAGGATCGTGACCGCGCTGATCGTGATGTTGGGCGACGTGCCACTGGTTGTGATCTGAATGATTGCTCGGTTGGCGTCGTTCAGCGAGTCGGTCTCCTCGGTCGTGCCCGAGAACAGGCGCAGCGTGTTGTTATCGACCGGGTAGACGTAGTAGATCTTGTTGGTGACGTTGGCCCCACCGTTTTCAATGTTGGTCAGTGTGACCTGATCGCCCGGGATGAAGTTGTGGTTAAAGACCGCAATAGTGTCCGCAGTAGCGTCGGAACTATTGATCGACAGCGTGGAGGGGATGCGGTTGAAACCGGCGTCGAGCGCAGACGGGTTGGTTGCCGTGCTCTGCATCAGGATCGGCATCCCGTCGTTCAGGTTGTTGACGATGTCCTGAGCCAGGTCATAGCCGGTCGTGTTGCTGGCCAGCTCAATGTAGTAGCGGGCGTTGTTCTCCGGGTTTAGTGGCAACGAGTTGGTCTTGGCCCGAGCATCAGCAAGAGTCAGGTGCAGCGAGACCTCCTGATTAACCACGTTGACGTAGAGCTGGAAGCCTTGGCCAGACCCGGGTGACGCATTCCAGAGGGGAGCAGCATTGCCGATTTGGCCGACGTTCACGATGTCTCCGGTGGCCAGATCGGGCACCACGTTCAGTGTGATCTCGGTGGATGCCTCTTGGGAGAGAAGGAAACTGTTTTCACACAGGATTGCATCGTTGCCCTCGGTGTCGATTGAGTCGTAGACGATGCCGGTAACGCTGTCGAAGTAGTATCGGGCGTTGCCCGGGCGCAGCATGACCACGCCGTTGGTGGCCTGGATAAGGCGCACCGGCAGGTAGATGTCGTGCCCGTTCATGGACACTTCCACGGGCGACTGGTTGGGCCGGATGCACCAGACCTTGCCCTGGCCACCGTCAGAGGTCCGGGCCTCGTTGACTGCCACCAGAAGTGCATTGGCCCCGGTGTCCGGGTCGCGGTAGGGCAGGATGCCGAGGATATCCTCAAAGGGAGCGGTCGAGTTGTAGAACTGCACCGTCTTGTTTGCAGGCGACGGCGCGAAGCTAAATGCCGCAGTACTGAAGGTCGCGTTGGTGTTGTCGTCCAGCGTACAGAGCGTGCCGTTGGAAAAGATCTGGGTGTTGGCGTCCACGTCGCAAACCACCTGCGAGTTTTCCGGGATCTGAGTGCCGGAGACAGGAACACCGACCGATGATCCAGATGTGAGCGTGACGATGCGTGATCCGCTCGACCAGCGGCCGCCCCACTTGGGCTGCACAATGCCCCAGCGGTTCTTGATGACCTGATCCTCGAAGCGTCGGTTGACGGCGTTGGAAACGTAGGAGGCCGGGATCAGCGCAGGATCAATGCGCGATACCACTCCAACGAATCCATCGTCGATTGCACCGATTTGAGGCAGGTCAGGCATATCACCGGGACGGTACGATTATCTGCCGGACATATTTCTCCTGGAGCGCCACCTTGTCGATCTCCTTGGTCAGTTCAACCTCTCCTAACTCAAGGAACTGGTTGCCCAGGTCGATCTTGCCGTCGACCCGGAGCATCTGGCCGGCGGCCTTGAGTGCGCAGATCTCGCAGAAGCGGTAGGGGAAGGCGTAGGCGGTGGCCTCGGCGGAGTTGGATAGGAGCGGTGGGGTCTTACGGAACTCCAGCCAGACGTAGGGGAGGTCGTTCCCAACCAGCACACCGTCATCGGTGAACGTGTACGTGACCTCCTGCTGACGCCAGGTGACACGAGGGTCGGCTGGCCAGACCGAGAAGGTCTCACCGATGGGGACAGCCCGGGTTGTGCCGTCGGGGTTGTTGGTCTGCGAGATATTGCGCAGGAACTTGTTCAGGATTCCCCAGTAGGCCGTGTTTGTAGGAGCGGTGGCGACCGGGGGAACTGCGGTGGCTTGATAGTGCTCCTGCGTCACTGGATACAGCACAATCTGGCCTAGCGTGTATGCCGTTGTGCTGTCCCAATCGCCGTCGTTATTGCCGTAGCTGGGCAGCGCCTCAGACCAATAGATTGAATTGATTGGTCCACCCGGGCCATTGCTGGTCGGGGTCTGGCCAATGCCGGGGTTGATGTTGACCCACTGGTAATACTTCTCCTCGACCTTGTAATAAACCACGTCGCCAGCGTTGTAGGTCGTCTGGTAGGAGTAAGTGGGCGCAAAGAACTCCTGCTGATACACCGTCTGCTCGGGCCAGTCGAAGCACTCCCAGGCGCTCCGTAGTGACATGGAGATGAACGTGCGGAAGAAGTTGGACTCCTCGGTCGTCAGCGTTGAGAAAACGCGCCCAGTAAGCTCACAGGCGCGTTGCAGGACGTAGTCGTAGGTGACGGTTCTCATTGGCTACCAGGATTTACACGCCCAATACTTGGCGGAGAGTTTTGTGCCGGGCTCGTCACAACCATGACGGGCGCGGAATGATGCACGCCGCTCCGGGATATGCTTCTTGATCGTCATGTCCGGGTCGCCGAAACGCACGAGAGCGACCTTGTCGCCCTCCTTGGCCAGGACAGCGAATTTCTTGTTCTCGCCCGGCGTGCGCTTGGGCTTGTTGTATCCGGAGAACTTGTTGCCCTTGTAGTTGATCATTTGCTCTTGGGGAGTGCGTACCAACCTGCAGGAATTACCACCGTCGCAGGCCCTACCAGCTTCTTGTTCTTATCGAAGGAATAGACGCTGGCCTTCGTAGGCGCTGCCAGCATCACCGGGTCACCGTTTGGGACCATTACCACCGTTGTCTGGCAGGCCGGGAAGATCGGCAATGCGATCAGCCAGATCAGCCTTGAGCTTCTTAGGTGCTTTACCGTGGTCGACATCGGGTGGTGGTGTTTGACGGATCCAGTCCAGCAGAGCCTTCAGGATCTGATAGATCCAGTTCACTCGGACTTCTTGATCTCGAGCTTCTCGGTGGCGTCCTTGGCCATGACCAAGCCGATGCCGGCAGAGATCGCGGCGATGGTAGCAGTCGGATCGACCGAGGTGGTCGGATCACCGTCGAAGATGGCTTTCAAGGCCCCACCGACTGCGACGAGGATGGCTCCGATACCGGCGAGAGTTGTCTTGGTGTTTTTCATTTCTTGAAGAAGAGCTTGTAGGCGCCGTAGAGCGCACAGATCAGACCAACCACAGCAGTAGCCAGTCGGACCCAATCGGTCAGCACCGGGATGAACGATGCCGCGGTAGCACCGGCAGCGGCTGCAAGTGAGATGATCGGGCCGTTGGTTCCTGCGTGGTTGGTCGCGTCCATTGTGTTACTCGGGCTTGGCTTGGGCAGCGGTGAGGATGATGTCGGCCAGAGGAACGCCGACCTTGGCGTTCTGGTAGCCACCGGCCTTGATGGCGATGTCGATGAGCTGGAGCAGGCTGTTGGTCTGCTCCTGAGTCAGTGTGATGGTGATTTCCATATCAGGCGGCAGTGTCGGAAACGACGGCCTCCTCCG